CCCACTCATAACCAACTCCATAGTCAGCTGTCAACTCGTAGTTGAGTGAGTCACCTTGTGTAAGGCTAATAGCAAGAGAAGAAGTAATAGTTGGAGCAAGTCCTTGTGATGAACCTGATATTTGAAAAATTGCGTTTAAAGCATTGCACACATCAGTAGATGTCCCAGGATATGCTGTACCATCTTCTCTGACAAACTCAGTGTGTGATGTCTCTGACACTACATTAATATCTCTGGCCAAATCTATTATGGTTACAAGACCGCTATCAGGGACTGTTGCCTGTAGGCTGTTTAAAAATTGTGCCCCATTAGCATTCTCAATAAATATTGCATTTGCTTCATCGTCCCTATAGATCTTAATCATCGGCCTATCACCTGTATAACACTACCTGCATTTACAACAGAACCATTTGAAGAAAGTCTAATCTGTAGGTAAACTGGATTGTCTCTTGTGTTAGCATCTCCCATATAGATGAAGTCTGGGCTAAGGCTGAATCTGTAAGGAATACCTGACCCACTGTCCAACCTACCTATAATAGTTTCTAGAGTGTATGCTGAACCACCTAAACCTAGTTGATAGCGTAGCTCTAGTAAGGCATTGTTTGTGTCTGGGGTAACTGAGAAGTCATTACGTATTAATACTGAGGTGCCAAGATCCAAACTAGAAAAATCAAAAGCGCTCACCTCGTCCATTAAATCTGCTATAGATTCTGGGGCGTAAGTCTTATTAGTAAAGCTTCCAGCTCCATCATTTGTAAGAGTTGTCCAAGTGTTTGCTGTAAGAGTTATAGGCGTAGATGTTGTTCCTGCATCATTATAGTCAATAAACCCTTGGTTGACTGAGAGACCAGTAGGCGCACTAGCCCAGGTAGAAGCTCCACCAGTAGAAGTTAATATTTGCCCAGCTGTAGAAGTTGAAGCACCCTTGACGTCATGCAACTGGTCTTCTGGTATGTCTTTGTGTTGTATGTTAGGCATATTTCCTCCAGCCAAATAAAAAGAGGAGAAGAAATCTCTTCCCTCTCCTCCTTATGTTTTATACTACGTATAGATATTTAACAACCGCTGTACCCGCTGTTGGGCCAGTGATAGTCAAGTCAGCAGTAGCACTCACAGTGACGTAGTTAGCAACAGCACCATTAGCTGCTGCAATATTATCAGAACCTACTGTAGCTGCTGAGATAGTACCAGTGAAGAAATCTACGATCTCTGTCACGATAGCACCAGCAGGAACTTTAACCTTAACGCCAGTGTCATCACCATCAAAGTTGACACTAATTTCTTTCTCTGCACCAGCAGAAGGAGCTTCACCACCTTTAAAGCCGCCTGTGTTACGAGCGCCGTAGTGGTTGTTAACACCCAAACCTGTGTTAGATTCAAAACCCATTTTTATTCTCCTTAGATGTTAGATGCTGAAGTAATGATAACACCTAGAGTGTCAACACGTTGTACACCAACACCCCAACGAGCTGATACAACAAACTCATCACGGCGAAGGTCTTTATTACGCTCACCTTCAACACGAGGCATACGTCTCCAAGCTGCCATAACTGGCTTGCATTGGTCGTCAAGTACACACATAGCAATGTTAGCAACACCACCAGTTACTGATGTAGTGCCATCACCAAAGTTACCAGTTGGTAGACGGTTAGACAAGATGATGTCGAAGCCGTACAACTGACCTACAAAGCGCATACCAGAAGACATGCCTGAACGTAGGATTGACTCAGCAAATGGTGTAACGTCAGTAGAGATGTTAACCAAGTTGTTAAGAGTAGCTTCTACAACTGGATCAGCGATGAATACACGACCACCGTTAGGTACGTTAGCCTTATCGAAAGCTAGACGCATACTTACTAGCTGAGATAATGCAAATACATTGTTAGTCTCAGCAGAAGCAATACGGTGAGCAAAGCCATTGATAGTGTTTGCGTTAGCGTCAGTTTGACCAGCGTTAGCTGTAGCCAAGAAACGAGTTTCAAAGTTCTCTTGGATAGCACGAGTAGACTCAGCTGAACGAGCTGCCATAAGAGCATCTACGTTGTAGCCATCTTCACGCATATCGTCAGTTACGAACCAAGCATCACCAACATAGTCAGAGATAGTTAGAGTAACACGACCAGTGTCAATTGGGTTGTAAGTGAAGGCTTCGTTTTCACTACCTTCTTGAATAGTTACAGAACCAATTGTAGGGATGTTAAGAGTGTCGCCAGAACCGAAGTCTGCAACGTTCAAATGCCATATAGACATTCAGACTATAACTTCTCCCGTAGGAGTTATCTTAGTTAGTCGTTGCGAGTGGTAATGAAGAAACTGTTCTATCTTCCATTTCTTAAGCCGTGAATGTCTCACCATATCCTTAAGGAAGGGTATAGCAAAACTTCGTTGAGTCTTTCCAAGAGTCCTGTACCAACGTACATGACCAACCTTGTCAATCCTAATAGTGCCACCATATTGCTTCAGTAGTAAGTCTTGTACAATCCTGTCATCTGCATGACTAACTGTAGTTATCCCGTACTTGCCGCTAGATTTCTTAAAACAGTAAGATCCGTCACCGTCTAAGTACCCTGCAACATAAGCTTTTGGCAGCCAACTCTTTGCCCTTATCGGGCCAACGTCAGCTCTTGAAGACTTGACAAACTCCTTGAGTTTCTCTAAATCCTCTTTGGAAGATTTAACACCTCGTAGCTCTCTCCACTTGTCGTAGAGTCTTGCTAGATGTTTTCCTTTTATAACTAAATATTTGAGCAATCTAGGAACAAGCATTTCAAGAGTTGATCTCTTGCAAATAGTTATCTTAGCTTGGTTAGCCCACTTACTTGGGTCTCTATTTCCTATACAAGGCTTTACCCCAAGCTGTTCTGATAGCCAATAAGTGTATTCAAAGTTCCTATCTATGCTATCTGACAAATCTAACGAGATGGTCAAGTAAGCAAATCCTCTTGGGTAATTGAAGAAGAATGACCCATCTGCGTCTAGTAAACCTGCTAAATATTTAATATCTGTTTCCTTCATAATCGTCTCCTTGAGATCGAAATACCTTCTCTCGTATCAGCTTAAGCCTCTACGTTATTTAAAGATAAACCCGCAATCATTTACGGTAGTATTGCTCACCTAGTAAACCATCGTGAAGGTTCTTCAGAATAAAGTCTGAGTAAATCTCCTGTTCGATGAACGCAGTAGTATTAGTTGTTAATTGCACAGTAAATCTCCTTAAGATTGTACATTATGTTTTTTGTAGACAGACTCTCTAATCTTACGTAAGTAGTCTATCTGTTCATTAGTGGAAGCTCCTCGTAAGAGAGATTTCTCTGGAGGTGCTACATCAAAAGTTTCTTTAGGTGCTTGCGCTGAAATGTTAATGCTTCCTGAAGTAGTTTTAGGAGCACTTGTAGCACTTGTACCAAAGAGTTGAAGGGCTGCTTGAGGGCTTGTCTGAGACAATCCTTGCAGTGCTTCGACAGTCATGCCTAGTTCAGCAGCTTTATTAGCGACCACCTCTTGTGTCTTGTCGCCATACTGTCCGAATAGTGCATCACTAACCAACTTCTCATTGGTTACAGCTGTTTGTTGTTGTGCTTGCTGCTGGGAGAAGTTCTGAACGAGGTTTAATACATCCTGCTCATTTAGTCCACTAACTTGAGGGGTTGACTCAGGTTGGGCTTGCTGTGCAGTGAGCTTCTCTACAACATCACCTACTGCTTCACGTTTAGATAGCTCTTCCTTTAAAGCTGCAATTTCTGCATCTTTAGCACTTACCTCAGTCTTTAGCTGAGGAATGTACTGCTGGGAGTGAGCTAAAGCATCTAAAGCTTTTGGTACACTATCGTATTTCTGCTCTCCATTCTCATTCTTAATCATGCTTAACTGGTTTGTAAAAACAGATTCTTGAGAAGGTTCTTGTTGTGCAGGGGTTGCCTGCTGTTGATCATTCTGATTAAATGCTGACTGGTCTGTCATATCATTTCCTGTATAAGTTTAATTATTAACAATAATAGTTATTATTAGAAGTATTTCTAGTATACTACTATATACTAAATTTTTTACGTTTTTAGGCTATTTATTTATCTAAAAGACTAATTATTTCTTCTAAAGCTCTTCGATAACCTACAGTGTCTGCTTGTTCATAAGGCCAACTAGGAGAGTCATACTGAGACTTATGAGTAGACATAGCAGTAGCTATCTTATCTTCGCAGATATCTGTAAGCCTTGCTCTAACTTCAGCAGAAGACTTAAAAGCACTCTTTATCTTATCATGTTGATCAGGCTCTAGCCCTTTAGTCCAAGTTGTTTTCATAAGCCCTCCGTAGGAGTAGTGTCTCTAATTAATGCTTCTTCTTGAGCAATGCCAGCTGTAGACTGTACTTCAGTCTGCTCGAAGATGCCTACATTAGGAGCAAAGATATTATATCCATGTAGTCCTGTAATGTCATTGACAAAGTCTGTCATACCCTTAGCAGAAGTATGAGGCATAATCATCTGTCCAATAGGAGAGTTGAAGATGGTCATTAAGTTCTGTAAGTCCTGAGACTGCTTAGCAAAGTGTCTAGCACCAATAGGCCTCACTACACCATTACCTACAATATCTTCCCTAGTGATGCTTAAAAACTCTGTAACACCTAGTTCTGTATCTGCTATACGTATGATGTCAGTAATGTCCAAGTTACGTCTAGAAGCTTCTAGCATGTCATTAAGAACAGGCTCTAGTATTCCTGTCTCAAAGTTAGTAACTTTAGTCTGGAAGATACGACCTGCTGCTGTAGCCAATTGCATGACTTCTCCGAGGGTTTTCTCCCCAGGGGTACGTATGCCAGCTGCTTCTCTTGGAGCACCCGCATAGAGCTCCATACGGTCTTCTATGGCTGCCATCTCACTAGCTGCTGCCATAATACCATTTAGGTTCTTACCTAGCTCTTGTACGTCACCATTCTCATCTATCTGTATTTCCTCTCCTGGCCCCCAGACAAACTCTTCTACTTCACCTATCACCTTAAGAGGAGGATGAACTGTTAAGTCCATAGCATCTGCCTTAAGATTCTCTAGGTGGTCTAGTCTATACTGTAGTCCCACTAGGTTATCTAATGGCCCCATAGCCCATAAGTTGTCTGGACGGAATCTCCAACCTACATGTCTTATAGGAGCACCACCAAACCATGTTGGTATCTCCTCATCCCTTACAGTGTAAGACCTATCCACTACAGTGATTAGACGCTCAGTTCTAAGCTCGCCTGTAGTTGAGTCATGGTAGTCCCCAAAGAATTCCAACACTTCCACGTAATCGGACATATAGTACTCATACATATTGCCAAAGCCATCAGCTTGATACGCCACTGCTTTATCAAAATCTTCAATGCTATAGCCTCCTGCTAACCTCTGTATCTCGAACCTACGTTCTAAAGCCTCTGTCCAGAAGCTCTGGTCTGGGTCTAGTGCTGCCAGCTTCTTCAGCTCCCCAATAGTTTTAATGCTCCTAACTATTTTAAAGCTGTCATCAAAGTTAGCTGCTAGAGGATTGAAGACAATGTCTAAGGGACTTACCCTGTGTACTACTGGGCCTATATAATCAGGCACTACAGAGCCATCTGACATGGTCTTATAGCGTGATTCAAAGCTTGTAGTAGCAAAGGCATTACCTGTGTCTATGTAGTCGTATACGAGCTTCTCGAACTCTGTACGGAACTTACCTTCCCTAACCTTGTTAGACATATAGCCTTCAATAACCTTGGCTTTATTCTTATGCGCATCCTCTCTGCTATATGCCTCCCACTTTATCCAATTGTCATTGGGGAAGAGAGCAGAGATGTAGTTGGCAAAAAGGTTGTCTCTTATTTGGCAGATCTTTGGTATAGTTGTTGAGTTTTTCCAAGGAAGACTGCTGTTGGTAGTAGAGCTTGTATCTGTAGCAAAAACATAATCTCTAAGCTCTTTCCACTCTTCTAGCTTGTTCCTACGCTGGTCATTAAAAGTTTCCCACAGATCAACTACCCATGCTGCACTAGCATCTTGACCTGTAGCAGACTTTATTTCAGCCACTTTATTTGACATTTGATTTCCTCTTGTCGTAATGCTCTTGGGCAGCTGTTAGTATTGCCCACCCCTCAAAGTATTGCATGTTACTGAACCACAGACCATGCTCTTGTAAATAAGCCTTAGCCTGAATATAATTAATTGGCCTCATCGGAAGGCTATACCTCCAAACCTTGAATTTGTCTTAATAGAACTACCGAACATATCTTCCATCTTATTCCTGTTTGATTGCTTAGGAGACACAGCAATGTCTACTGCTGACGCTAAAGCATCTTTCATGTCGTCATGTTGTGGCCTAGCTAATACTAGCTCTTCCTCTAGCTGAGGAGTCCAACCACCTTCACAATGCCACATCTGTAAGTTATCATACCTATGCTCAAGAGAAGCTCTTATACGCTCTTCCTTGCTCCCTTCCTTAGCAGAAGGTCTAAACTCATCTACTGGTAGGGTGAGGCCTTCTCTCTTCAAATACTCCTTGATGCCGTTAACAATAACTGTCTGAGCTACTGTTACTTCAGCTCTAAGCTTATTAAAGCCCCATTGTGAGTGCAAGTCCTTAATGTGCTTAAAATACTCACTTACCTTGTCAGACTTAAACCTGTCAATATCTAGGACGTATATGTTCTTATCGCAATCAATTCCTATTACCACTATTGCTGTGTAGTCAGCTTCTTTGCTTAAGCTGAATGCAAAGTCTATGGCAGCATAGATGTTTAGCTTCCTGTCTCCATACATCCACCTAGAGCCATTCTTCTTCAGGAGTCTAGGGCTAAAGTACTGGAACTTATCCCTGCTTATACGCTCACTGCCTGGATCATTAGGATCATTGTAATACTGAGAATAGAACTGCACCCTATCTACATACTCTGCTTTGATACGAGCCAGAGTCTTCTGATCAAACCCAAAGGCTTTACCATCATCACGTACAGCTCTAGGCCATGTAAATATTCCGTCTTGCTCTACAACATACTCCTGTATAGACCAAACCTTAGTCTTTCCAATGAAGTCTCCCTCATCATTGAAGTCGTCAAAGGCTTGTCCCTTCCATGTATCATAGATGTCTCGTGGATGATAACGTGTACCACAAGCCATTGTAAAGCCACCAGCGTTACGTATAGAAGTGAACTGAGAAGCTTTCTTAGCTACACTCTCCCTACCATCTTCTGTATAAGCATTCTCAGGAACTACCAAGTCATCTGCTACTACTATGTCAGCATGCCAACCCGTGGTGTTAGTCGTCAATCCTGCTGTGGAAATAGTCGCGTCTCGTGTTCCTTCTTCCTTACGCTTAGGATGATCTACACTCATCTTCATAGCAGACCACTTCTCACGCTTGCCCTCTTGAGGGTTGATATACTCAGGAAAGAACCTCATGTATGTCTGACTACCCAGTATGTTCTGAATAGCGTAGAGCTGTGTCTGAGCTAGTTCTGACGTTGCTGATACATAGAGCATAGTAACTTCTGGGTGTCTGGTAATTATCCAAGCACACCAAGTAGCTACCATGTGAGACTTTAAATGAGCACGAGGAAGCATGATAAGTTTGTTACTTGTAGCCTCATCACCTTGCCCGAAGAGTGAATAGTCCTGCATCCAAGCAAATATCTCTTGGTGTACAGAGCCATACATATAGCCCTTATTGACTAGCTGAGCAAAGAAGAAGAGGTCATTCATAGCCCTCTCTCTAACTTCCTTAGCCTTCTCAGGCATCTTCTTAAGCTTTATCTTGGCATCTTGCAACCAATCATCTTCTTTCTCGTACATGCTAGTCCCTCATAAGCCTAACAACATCTGCACTAAACTCATCGTCTAGCTTAGACTGCATACGCTCCTCTCGCAGCTTATCATGCTTACTAGGCCTACCTACCTTATTCTTATCCCAACCTTTCTCAGCTAGATACTTAGCTGCTTGGAAGCCCTTGTCGTCACAGGACTGGTCGATGATGGCACGTATGCCTTGAGCACGTAGACGAAGCTCTAGCTCCTCTCTCCACTCCTCGAAGTGCTTAGTCATAAGCTTGTTCTCATTAAGTCTTCGCCAATGTTTCCAACCTAGCAAATACTTATTAGCAAACTCATACTCTGTCACATCTTCCATCTCTAGGAAAAGTCTCTTGAGTGATGGGTAGGTGTTCCCTTTATACTCGTAGTCCTCGTCCTTTAATGTGTACACGGCCTTATCTAATTGGTAACCGTTCTCTAAGAAAAGACTCTGTGTAAGAGGTCTTCCTACTACGTCTTTAAATCTTTCTTTGTCTATTTTCATATATGTACAGCCCTAGTGGTGCTAGGGCTCTCCTGTTTATACTAGTCCTAAAGTGCTGAAATTATGAAGGCTAACAGTTGACTATATCTAATCCCATACTTGTCATCCTCATAGCTTATAAAAGAGTAGTCACTAACAACCAACCCGTAAGACTCCATTACAGA